GGACATGCGTTATCGACGCTGCTTCAGAGCTACCCTCGACAACAAGCACCTGGTACTCTGGAAACATCCCACGGATTTCGTCTGGGTCAACAGGAGCCGCATTATTGCCGAACCGCTTCAAAGCTGCTTTATTGGCGACTGTTTTTCCAGACGCTGGCCCTCCACCCAACACCGCAATTTCTGGCTTCTCCACAGCAGTCGCCCGACGAATCAGGTTGCCAGCCTTGTCTCTCGGTCCAGCTAATTGGTGTTCTAAAATCTCATCATGGAGCTTCTGGCGCTCTGGCGTGAAAATCGGATTCCCGTCTTTGTCTTTCCCAATAACATGCCGATCCCATGTCGGCTCCAACGAAGTGCCTTGTGGGGTTCTCGGGACGGGCTTCCCTGCCGTCTTTTCTAGATTATCTGGAATCTTCCGCTTCGTGGGCCTTCGACCGGCTGGTCTTTTCTTCTTTACTCCAATCGCTCGCGACGAAGCAAGCGGAGGCTCACCTATTGGCCCAACACGCTGCACTGGACTCGACTTCGACGCCCTCACCAATCCAATCGCACACCGACACAACGGATGCAACGGCGGGGCTGGCACCCCATTCGCAAACCCCTGACCCATCGGGATCGGTTTCTTCCCCAACGCCAGGCACCTATCACACAAACGATCATCAGGCGTTACAATCCACTTCTTAACGAGGCGACTTGGGTCTAGCTGCCCCTGCTTGATCCCCTCCTCCCAGAGCAACAACTGACCCATGTTGGCCGCTCGCATGGATTCAGTCCTGGCGATAGCCTCTGCCCGTAACCCTCGGTACAGCTTCTCTTTTCTCTTTACAAGCTTCTCTATCCTTGCCGACGTTAATCCCTTGCCCTCTAGGTCTGCCCTGTAATTTTGCAGCGCCATATATTGGCGAGACTGCAGCCCAACCGACTCAAACACACGGTTCGCCACCTTCCGCGAGGATAGTCCAGAATCCATCGCATCCTTCACAGCTTGCCGTATGGTTTTGAGTTGGTCTTCGCCTATTTGGTCAATAAGGGTGCCGACCTTATCACGAGCGTATAAAGAGGCTTGTGGATTCGTAACGTCGAACTGGACAGCCGACGGGTCGTCTAGGATTTTCTCAGCACTGAGCTTGCCAGAATCAACAACCGTTTCCGTTATGATTTCAGTGATGACCGCACGTTGGTCATTGGCCTTGGTTCCCCAAGAATCAGCAACCAAGTCGAACACCTTGGGCGCATTCCCCTGCTTAATCGCACCTTCTACACCAGTGCGAAGCTCGGCCCCTCCAACCTTCCCAACAACATTAACAAACCCAGCCTCTAGAGCCGTGACCTTGGCATCAGCAACACCCTGGACACCTTTCCAGTCGTCCCATAAATCCGTGAACGGCATTCATCTCCTCAACCACGCCCGTACGGATCTTCTGCCAACTCCTCCAACGGAGGACACGCACAGTCATTTACCTTTGCCCATGCGGTGTTCAACAATCCGGTGTCATGGGTACTGGCTCCATTTTCCACCCTTACCCATGACACGCCTATGTTTGCTTCTTCGCCACCAGATTATTCAGCGCAACGATGGCGTCAATGACCTCTCTGGTGGCTTTTTCCACATCCTCGTCGTCCAGCAGGTCTTTTCCTGCTCCTGCCTCGACTAGCCCCAGCGTGGCCTTGACCATATACACCGCCGCGTCTTGCTTATATTGACCTCTCGGCGCTTTAATGAACTTCTCTACCCAGTTCACCGCTTCCACGATAAACGGAAACAGCTTCATCCCTAATGCCAACCATCCCATGACTATTCCTCCTCTGTGTCTCTTCCGGGGTCATCAGCCCCGGCGTTGATTAATTGCTGCTCCTCTGGCAATGTGCGCCCCGGTTCGATCCATTCGCCCTGTTGTAAATTCCAGAACAGTGTGTCGTGCGATAACGCGCCAGCTTGCCACGCTGCGACCAACACCTGGGCCTCTTTAGAATCCAGACGCGTATCGAAGAAATCCTTATTCAGCGAAAAAGACACATCATTTCCAACATCATCAATGCCCGCCCACCAAGCGTGCCATCGCATTACCTGATTCAAGCCCTGATCAAACGTCGTTGCCATTGTTGACAGCACCGAATACTCAGCCGACGAGCGAATCCTGAGCGCCTCTGCCGTCTCTGGTGACTTCCTCTGCTGTTCGATGATTCTTGCACCCAACGCCGCCATCCGTTCCTGCTTGGCCGCGCTCAATCGTTCAATTGAACCAAGCCCATCGCCCGTATACTCCAGCATTCCCGCTCTGGCGTTTGGCTCCGGCAACACCCACGCCCGAGAGCTTCCAATCGGCAAATCGCCATCCAACTCCACACCAGACACCCACGGTGTAGGCAACGAGGTTAAATGTGCTCCATGCTCATGGTCGGCGCTCGTCCGGTAATGCGAGAGGTTCACCTCGACCAAATCCAGCAACGGCGGCTTTTCTATGGCTGGCGTCAACGCGCTTGGCCCGAAAAACTGAAACGGAATATAATCCAGCGGCTCTCCTTTTCTTAACGGTATAACTGGCTTATCGAACTCCACCCAATCCTGCGACTCGATAGACTTGTCTCGCTTCTTCTGTCTAAACCTGTGGATCTCGTAATACGGGGCCGCGCTTTCGGAGTCAACTAGCTCCAGTACCCGAATCTGCGGAACCAAGATTGGCACCCACGGATCTAGCGGATCGACCTCCTCAACGGACTCGGACAACACCACCCGAGACAGTCGCTCTTGACCACCGATCACCGCCGTTCGCCAACTCAAAATATCCTCTGCAAGTCGAGGCACCCAGTATGGGCGGGGAGTCGTCATCCCAGGTGGAGGCTCGTCGGTCATCTCAACCTGAATACCAAACCGGCCCAGGATCATCACCTCCTGAAAACCAGTCATCGCAAAGGCGCGTATCGGTTTCGCCGTAAGCGTCACATCCTGTAAGTCAGATTCCAGCGCTGCCGGAAAGATCACGCTCGGGGCCGTCCTGAACACGCACCCGAGCAACCCCATGACCGTCCTAGCGGTAGCATTGTAAAACTCAGCCCTCTCGATGTAGTTCTCGTAGTTACTCGCAACTGATGGCAAGTACTGAGTGCCGCGAGCTTTCACAGCATCGCTCCCCTCAAAACAATCTCGGCACCGTTGCCACCTAGCAAGCGCTGTTATATATTCCGAACGAGGAGAGTTCACAGGCATAGTTCGCCTCTCTGTAAGTGTGAATATTTACACGCCACTGCTGTCGCGCAAAAGCATCAAGCGCCATTCGACTTTCCCTTAGGCGTTGACTCTCTTGCGTAGACATCTAGCTATACTTGGCCCGTCTCGCCAGCTTCTTCTGAACCATCATCTCGTTCAGGTCATGTCCGTCCGCCACAACGGTAATCAGCCACCGCCCATATTTCCCCTGCTGCCGATCCCCTGACGGTCGAGTAATAATCACCACGTTCTCGGCATCCAACATCCTGTTTCTAAGCCAGTCGCGTGACACAATCCCTCGTTCTTTCTCAGCTCCCCTTATTTCCGGAGTGTTGATCCCGTCAAGCCTCCCGCTTACTTTAAGCGTTGCGCCAAACCCTAAATCCAACACCATGTCCATTAAGGTGTCGCCATCATAGACACGGCATGACAACAACGGGAATCTCCACTCATGGCACTCTGGCGCACCGTACCACTCATGCACAGTCGATTCACCAAGCACCCTAATTAGCTCCACTTTTCACACCAGCCGCCTGCAATTACGCAATCTAGTCCGCTGGAAGCCTCGGACTAAACTCGGAAAGTTGCTTGACCCTCCAATCCTCACAGGATTGGCACCAGCCCATCCTATGCCCCTCGACGGCTTCGTTTTTATTGCATCGCTTGCACATCATCAACCCCCACTAATCCGGAATGATCCGACGAGAAAAAATCCACGGAGTGCATCCCTCAGTGCCGCAAGTCGCGTGGGCTGTCATGTACGGCATATATCGCCACGCCGCATTCGGCGCAAAAACTTTTCTCTCGTCTAGGACAACGAGGATCTTGCCGTACTTCGTGCAAACATGAACCCCGTACCCGGCCTCCTCCGTTGTCATTGCTAGCGATCCCCTTCTCGCACCATAGCCAGCCGCGCCTTCCTCCGACCGAATACGACCTCCTCAAACGCTCCGGCTACCGAGTCGGCTTGATCGTCATGCTTGGAATCTGGAACCGTCGTGATTTCTTGCAGCCACGCCTGATTCCACTCACCTCGCAACAACACCACATTTCCAGCTTCCGCCTGAACAGCTACCGGCCTCCACCGTGTCGTTTTTGCACCAGATGGCGCACGGCCAGCATAATCGTATCCTGCCAGCATTCGGGTGTGAATCGCAATCATGCTTTTCCCGCTAGCCCCAGGCTCCTGCTCTTCTCGTATTTTCACCTTCGGCCCGTCAAGCTGTGCTGTCTTTACAATTGTCTCATCGACAACGTGCGGAGACCAGCGCCCTCGCACAACATCCTCTACGTAAAATGTTCCATCCTCAAACTTCGACAGCTTTGTCCCAACCGTGAAATCTGGATCTTTTCCTGGCCTTAACTCTGTTGCAGCACAATCCCAAAACCTCGCTGTTGCCACTCGCCCTTTCACGGGAAGGACATCGACAACCCGAAACCATGCCCGTTTGAACATCAGCCCTTCTTCTGGCTGAGGGTTCTGGTTATACTGCGTCTCGAAATCTCGGCCTTTAATTCCTCTGTCCTCTTCAACCTCTTTCTTCCCATGACGATTCTCGCAAATCAACTCTCCTTGCTCCGTTCGTGGATCTTTGAATCCAATCGAACTGACAGTTGATCGCTTCGGGTCATACTCAGTTGGAAGCATCAACACCTCATACCCAAACTCTTCGATCATCCTCCCCGCAAGATCGTCCTGATGCCCTCGCTGCATAATGCAGAACCGACAGCCGGTTTTCGGATCATTCAACCGGCTATGCCACACCCTGCGATAAAACTCATGCACTCTAATGCGAGACACTTCCGAATGTGTCTCATTCAAATTATGCGGATCATCAAGCCCCAGAAAATCAGCCCCATGCCCCGTAACTGTCCCTCCTACTGATGTCGAAATCCTATACCCGCGATAAGTGTTCTCGTAGTTCGTCTTTACATTTTGATCCGTCGTCAGGCGATAGCCACTCCCCCATCGCTCCTGATACCAATCGCTGTCAATCACTCGACGGCTCAACACGGCATGTTCTGTTGACAAACCTGTCGAATAACTTGCATACATAAACCGCAACCCAGGCGACTTAATCCATGCCCACGGATTTAAGCACACTGATGCCGTTAAACTTTTAGTATGCCTTGGTGGAATCAAAATAAGAAGGTTGCGTATGTCCCGATTGATCACAGCCTCTAAATGCTCACACACCGCACCTATGTGCCACCCGTCTACGAATGGTGCCGTTGGCTCAATAACAGGCCACACCTGTTGGACGAACTTGTGCAGTTTTCTTTCGGCAAGCTCAGTCTTGACTTGATTCCGCTCTGCGAACGGCATTGTCATGTATGCGCTCAAGCTCCTCAAGCTCTTCTGTGGTCAAGTGG